CTGTTACTACCTGCAGGCCTGTAATGGTCGTTAGCGACGCTGCTAAGTCGTCTAGCGCCTCGTTAAACAGGTCTGTAAACGCTACGGGCATTAGGCAACCTGCGGGCGTGGAATACCTAAGAGCTGTTTAATCATTGGCGACAGGCCAACGCTGTTACCGGCTGGCAGGCCGTCAAAACTGGCAAAATCTGTTACCGCGCCACGTTGTCGATACAAAAAACCTGCATAGGCAATAGTGCCCAGGGTAACGCTGTCGCTAGGGCTTGTACCTTTTGCGTCTATGTAGCCGCTTTCTAAACGTCGTTGAAAACAAAAAGCGTTCGAAGCTGCCGCGCATTGTGTAAGAAAAGTCGTATCGAGTGCCGACGCTGTGCCAATGCCTAACCAGTCCTCGACCTGTCCGGCTGTAATCCAAGTTGTCGCAATAGTACCTAGCGTTACGGTTCCCGTTGCTGTAGTGCGCGTAACGTTGGCGGCTGTTTTTGCGTACAGAATTTGAAACGGTACGGCTACCTCATAATTAAAAAGTAGGTCGCCGTCGTCGTCTACGCCAATAAACAAATATTCGGGTACCGCGTAAACGGTAACGGTGCCGTTAAAAGTTGCGTCAACGCCTGCAACAACAATAGACGCGCCTACATAGACTTCATTAGGTGTAAGCGTTTCTAATACCGCGTAGTTGTCTAATAGCGTTTTATGCGCTACTTGGTATACCTGCGTCATGGCGGTTAGGCCGCCTTTCGGTTAAACCAGTTTACAAAATTTGGTTGCGTCGGCCATAAATGCCGCTGCATAGCCTCGCCAACTTATGGTTCTGCCCAAAATTGACGGAACGTCTACGGAAATTGCGCCCTTTTGCATTTCGTAGAATTCGAAGCCTGCAGCTTGTCCGGCAGCATGACCTACAAACGCGGTATCGGCGGCCATGTTTTTATCAACTACTAAAACCAACCCAAGCGGGCTGCCGTTCCATGATGTAGCTGCCGACGTTCCAAACGCGTTAACAGCTTGCATATTTGGGGAACCAACAAAAGGAAACGCTGGCGTTCCGTCTGTGCTGGTCAATTTGCCCAAGCGGTACCAAGTTGTAGGGTCACATACCAAGTGTGTTGGTAGGTAGTTGCTTGTGCTTGAAATTTGGTAGGCAGCGCCGTAAATTGCGGCCAACCAGTCGCCAGGCTTGGTTTTGTCGGTGACTGTTTCCGATTGTGTAATTGCTGCGTAGCAAGTGTCTACCGCGTAGTTGTCTGTTGCTTGACCGTAAGCAATTGCCAACTGGTCTAAAACAATGTTAATTGAAGCGGGGTCTGTCCAGTCCAAATCTTGTTCGGACATTGTTACGTAAGTACCAAAAGTTAGTTTAGAAATATCGGTGTTGGACACGGTAACAGTTGACGGGTCAAGTGTATTTAGTTGACCTGTTGGCTGTTGTGTAACTGTTGGCCGTACCGTAATTTTTGGGCGGCGAAATGTTGCGCCTGCACCTGGCATAGCTTTAGTTCCAATTGCTGTAACAAAAGGGCGGATTGGGTTAAGCCCGTCATACGGCATACCGGTAATAATTTCGGGCAAAATGCCTGGCGTATCGGTGGTGGTGATGTTTGGCGCTGCAGCTTGAATTTTTGCGTTCATGTCTGCAAGTACGTTGCCGCCTTGTGCCATAGCGGAAATAAACTCCGCGGCGCTAGGCAATTTGAAAGTGCGTGGCTGTGCGTAAACAACTGGCGCTACGCTTGCGGCCTCGATAACGGCTGGGGTTTCTGTTGGCTGTGTCATGGTGTCTAACTCCTCGTTAGGTGTTTCGGTTTCTATATTATCTATTTCTTGTTCGTCTTGTGGGATACCCTGCGACGCGGCTACGCGGTCAACTGACGCGCCCGCAAACGCCCCGTAGGGAACTAACGACAATTCTTGGAAATCGGCACTTTCAATAATCATTGTGCCCTTTTCGTCGTAACTAAAACGCGTTGGGTTAACGCCTACCGATACCGCGTCTAGTACGCCGTCGGCTGCCAATACCAGCGCCTCGTTGCCTAAAGCGGTTTCGCTAATGCGGGCCTCGTACATCATGCCGCCTGGCGTATCCACCAAACTTGTAACAATTCCTACGGCCTTGGTGCTGTCATGGTTTAGATACATTTTTGGCATTTTGTCGCTTGCGTTCAAGCTGCCTGGCATAAACATAACTTTTGTACCGTCGTTTACTGTTGCCTCGACGTTGTAGGGCAGCGCTAAACCGGCAAGGGTTCGGCGTGGCATACCGTTAGGTTCGGCTGCGTCAATCTTTAAATCTTGTTGCACTAATTTAAGCATTTGGCATTACTCCTACTTCTTCAACTTCTGCGGGTGTGTCATATTCGGATAAATAGGTTTCGCTTAAGTAACTTTCTATATCAAATTTAACGTAGGTACCGCGCGGCAATACGTTACCCATACTTAGCGTTTCGGCTATACAGTCCATAAACAATTTGGCGCCGAACATATACAAATCTTGGCGCGCCTGGGTGCTGTTTTGGTAACTGTACGAACCAGTTGCAACGCCCAACAAATACGGCGGACAGTTTGCTAGGCGCGCAATTTCTAGCGCCTGATATTCGGAAGCGGCTACCAGCATTTGTTTACTGGCGTCGCTGTTTGTTTCGGTGTACGTAACAAATTCGTTTAAAACTGCTACGGAATTTGTAAGCCTGGCCGTTTCAAAAGACTGCCCTAATTGCTGCAATTCCTCGGCGCTTAAAGGCTCGCCCGCGACCTGCCGCAATACGCCCGTAGGTAACAAACTGCTCGAATTGCGTAGCCTTGCCTGCTCCAGCTTAAGCGACGTTAAAACCGCGTTTGGGCTTGTGTATAACAAACCTTGAATAGGGCTAATAAATTGCACTACGTCGCGGTGGTCAATAGGTAAACCACTAAACATAATTTGTTTAGACGGCGCAAAAAATACGGGGCCTGCCTGGTCTTGTGTTGTGACCATAGCGCTAGGCATACGTTGAAAAGACTTGGGGTAGCCGTCGCTTGACCTCTCGGTAACGTATAAAAAGCACCTCTGCGTAAAAAACAAATCATCGAATAACCATGCAAGCGTCGTACTGTTTGGTAGCGACGGGTCAAGTTGCCTAGTCCAAGCGCGCGGGGCGATTTGGACTTGTTCAAGTTCGCGGCTAATAGGGTTCCAAATTTCGTTATACATTGACAACGGCGTACAGCCAATAACTGACGCCAGCAAGTCGCGCGCCCTAGTAATAGCCGGTACGGCCATAGCGCGTTGGCGGGTAGCGCCCTGCGTAAACGCATAAAAGTTATCGAGTTGTGACGCGCCAACATTTGAACCACTAGCCGCCGCTTTAACGGTAGTACCTATAGCGGCCTTGTTGACCTTGTTAAATAACGCCATGCGTTTAGTCTGCCATATCTATTTAAAGTTTGGTGGCACTACCCACGGTGAAGCGGTCTATTCTTTTCCCGACGAAAAGGTAAGCCGTCGCGGATAGTGCCAACTCAACATTAGCGGTTTAGCGTAACTACTAACGGTTTGCCCACTAGCTGCGGTTTAGACGCCAACGCGGCAGCCCAAACCATGCAACGCGCCAACGTGATAGGCCCAGGGCTACGGGTAGACGATAAGGCCACGCTGCCTTGGTGTTTAATGAGTACGGCGCGCTCGACGTGTTCTATTAACTGATTTTCGCCGTGATGATAAATACGGTTTTCTATAATCATATTTTTAACTGGTGACGTCCAGCGCAACAATTCGCGGTAGCCAACAATGGTTTTACGACGTTCCATATTTGGCGGTAAATGTATTTCAAGGCCTGGCGTTATTGCTACGCGCAACGTTGGCGCTAACGCTATTTCGGCTTCAACTAAACGCCACGTTTCGGCAAGTGTGCCCGCAACAAACGCAACCGTAACCGCCGTTTTAAGTCCGACTTGTACGGCTCTAACGCCGACATATAGCGCGCCGTCTATGTCTACTTCAATAGCCAACACGCCACCTGGCGGTATAGGTTCGTCGGATTGCAGCGCCTCGAATACGCCCATTTCTATCCAGCCGTTTTGGGTTGCTGTCCAGGTGTTAACCGACGCGCGTAAAAAGGCGTTGCGGTTTGGGGCTTCGCTTTCTGCCTCGATTACGGACATTTCTAACGTATGGCCTAGCGCGGGGTTGGCGTATGCCCAGGCCTCGGGCGTCATTAAATCCATAGACGGGCTAGGGCTAAATTCGGCAAAATAGAGTTTTGTTTGTTCGCCGCTATCTATAGCGCGTAGCCCTTGTTCACGCCAACGCAACATGGCTTTACTGTCTTGCGTACCGGCTGTAGACATCATCACAAACAACGGATTTTTGCGGGCACGTTGCGACGGTAAAAGCCCCTCGTCTATGGCGGCTTCCGAAATATCCCAAACTTCATCGGCTACCACTAAGTCAACGCTGTAACCGTGACCAGCTGCAGGCGTGGCCGCGCGTGGAAACCATACGCTGTTATCCGGCATTGTTAAAACCATGCGCCCGTAAGACCATGAAATATGCGCGTTAAATTTGCTTTCTAACACAGGCGCCAAATATGTAAACAACGCGGTAGCCAAATCCAATTTGTGTGCGACAGTAATAACCGTTTGCGCCTGGCCGCGCGCTTTACCTTGCGTAGTCAACCACCAACCAACCAACGCCGCAATAGCAACCGTCTTACCGTTTTGTCGAGCCACAGACACAAGGCCAACACGGTGCAAGTAGTCGCCGTTGCTATCCATAGCCGTTAAACCATGCAAAATATTTAACTGCCACGGCATTAGGTCTACGCCTAGTACCTCTTTCGCAAAATCCCCAATATCGGTTACAGCCGATTTTTGACCGC